AGTTGATGGAACTTAAAAAAGAAAGAGAGGGACAAAATGACAGAACACAGTGAAGCTGTTGAACAGCAAAGAGAGATACTTGAATTAGAAAAACAAGCTAAACGAGTTGTAGGTATTGACACAAGGTACAAAGATGGGTTATGGTATAAACAAATAGTTGACTATGCAGATGGTCGAAGAGTTACAGAGTACAGAGATAGTCGTAGAAAAACCTTGGAGGAATATGTTAAATGAAAAAAACAATATTTACTTTTATGTTTTTTATTTACTTAGGTATGTATATAAACTACATTAATCAACCACCAACAGATGATGAAATATTTTGTGCAGTATATTTTACTGATGTCCCTGAAGATGTAATGAAAGAACCGTTAATGATTAATTTGTATAAGGAGTTTTGTAATGGCTAAGACATGGAATAAAACTGCTCATGTATCTGCCACACAAGGCAGAGGTAAGAAGACAAGTCAAGGTAGAGGTAATGTTGCTTTCTCTACCATGAACAAGAACAAGAAAAGCAACTTCAAAAAATATCGAGGGCAAGGTAAATGAACGAAAAAAAAATAACAATTAAAATTCCAGCAAGACATTTAGAATGGATTAAAAAGAACTATCGTAAATCTAAAAGTGGTGTTATTGGTTTGTTTGAGTATGGTGGTATTGATATCCAAGAAGTACATGCAATATCAGACTTACTGTATCATCTTAACGAAGCATTTGAAATTGAAGGTGGTGAATGACAGTACAAGATTTAATAAATAAACTAAACACTATCACGGACAAAACTTTAAATGTTCGTGTGTTAGAAAACAATCCTAATAACTCTGATTACAATTTAGAAAATTATTGGATAGATAGAATTGATGTAGCTAACACAGGACAAAGTGGATACGAACTACATGGTGAAGTTGTTTTAATTGGAGAAGCTTAATGAACATATTTTATTTTGATGAATGTCCAACTGTATCAGCAGAAGCACAGCCTGATAAGATGCTAGTGAAGATGCCACTTGAAACAGCACAGATGCTATGTACAGCACATAGGTTGTTAGACGGTGACGAGTATGCAGATGCTAATGGGTTATACAAACAAGCATACATGAACCACCCATGTACTAAATGGGCTAGAGAATCTAGCTCTAACTACTCATGGTTATATCGCCACTTCCTTGCACTAGGACTTGAGTATGAGTATAGGTATGGTAGGAAACATGCAAGTGTTGTTAAGTTAGAAGAACCACTGAGCAAGATGCCAGATAATATTACACATACAAGTATGACACCACTAGCACAGGCTATGCCTGAGGAGTACAAGAATGAGGATGCTATTGTTGCTTATCGTGATTACTGCATTAACGAAAAACACTATGCCAAATGGGAACGCAATAGAGCTAAGCCTAATTGGTGGACAACACAGGAGGTTGCATGAATTATATATACGAAAGGATGATGTCTGAAGGAGAGACAGCTATTTTTGACAGAGATGAACTCAGAAGATTTGAAGCTTATGTCTCAGCTAACTATGAATCTTTCTATGACAACAAGGCTACTTATGAAGTTAAAAAGGAAGGAGAAAAATTCCTGGTCACTTTATTTGAAAACCCTGTTATAACAATGGAAGATATTTTGCTTGACATTAGAGATTGATTCTGTTATACTCTGTATCACAATGAGTAACCAAACATATCAAGCCCTCTATCTCCAATTGAACAGATGGTTTGGTGCAGCTAATGCTGTAGCTTCTAGGGTAGCTACTCACAACCCTTCCAACTTCACAACAACGCTATAAAGGAGGAAACGCATATGGCAATATTAGAAGGAACAGCGTACTGGGCTAGTATAACGACACCCAATACGACATTTGAACCCGTGTACACAGTCAACCTAGTGGTTGATGATGAGACTGCAAATGACTTTGCATCTCGTGGACACAAAGTAAAGCAGATGGATGAAGGTCCAGCTTTAATTATCAAACGAAAAGTAAATGGTCCTAACGGAATGGTTAGACCTGCACCTCGTTTGATGAACAGTGATAAGCAGGAAGTCACAACTGCTGTTGGTAATGGATCAAAAATTAAAGTCCAGTACAACGAATATAGTGGCGAAGGTAAGTTTGGTCCTTATCAAGGATTAGATTTACAGGCAGTAATGATTACCGATCTTGTGCCTTACAAGAATGGTGATGGTGATGAGTTCTTATCCGATGGAGAGGAGTTCTAATGATTATTACTATTAACAATGATGATGGTACTACCAACTTTGATGTCAATAACATTACTGATGATGCAGTGAAGCAAGAAGCAACTGTTATTGTACAAAAGGTTGGTAACCTACAGGTTGTCATTGAAGCCTTAGACTTTGCTAGTCGTACCCACAGAGCTAACTTAGAAGAGTTGCTTAAGGGTAGAGACGAAGCTATAGTCGAACCATCCGAAGAGACTGACGAAGAATCTTCAAAATAAATAACTCGGCTAGGTGTAAAAGCCTAGCCACTTTTCTAAAGGAGATAGAATGCAAGAACAAAGTAAATTCGTACGACATAAATTACCCTGCCCTTCATGTGGTGGCTCTGATCCTGTGTCTATGAACGAGGATAAGTCTGCTCATTGCTTTAGCTGTGAGACACACTTCCCTAATTATATTGATGCTTGTGATGGTAAAATTATGGACACAAATCCTAAACCTAAAGTAAGTAATACTTTTCTTAACACATATACTGGTAGCTTTGGTGCTCTTACAGACAGATGTATTTCTGAAGACACAGCTAAGAAGTATGGAGTAAGACGAGTAGTAAGTACAGATAACAAAGTATCTCAACACATCTATCCATTCTTCAATGGTAACGAGGTGGTTGGTACTAAGACACGTTTTGTAGACAACAAGAACTTTGCATTTGCAGGTACGTATGAAGGCACTGGTTTATTTGGGGAACAGTTGTTCCGAAATACTGGTGGTAAGTATCTAACAATTGTTGAAGGTGAGTGTGATGCTATGGCTGCTTATGAACTAATGCAGTCAAAGTGGGCATGTGTCTCGTTAAAGCGTGGTGCATCAGGTGCTGTTAAAGATATACGAGAAAGCATTGAGTTTGTTGAATCATTTGAGAACGTAGTATTATGTTTTGATAATGACAAGGCAGGTAAAGAAGCAGCTAGAAAGGTTGCTCGTATATTAAAACCCGGCAAGGCTAAGATAGTCACCCTACCTAATGGATGTAAGGATGCTAATGACATGCTTCGACAGAAGAAGTTTCAAGATTTTATGTCTGCATGGTGGGAAGCTAGAACTTACACACCATCAGGTATCATGGACTTGTCTGCTCAAAAGTCTGAGTGGTTACACAGAGAGACTAAGGAAAGCATTGCCTATCCTTGGGAAGGTCTCAACAAGAAACTATTTGGTATGCGTAAAGGTGAGCTAGTAACTCTTACAGGTGGTACAGGACTTGGTAAGTCTAGTGTGACTCGTGAGCTTGAACACTGGCTAATTAAAAATACTGAAGACAATGTAGGTATTGTAGCTCTTGAAGAAAACTGGTTACGAACTGCTGATGGTATCATATCCATTGAAGCTAATGATCGAGTGTATCTTAACGAGAGACGAGATCAATACACCGAAGAACAACTAACTAATCTGTTTGATAAAGTTATACCTAAAGGTCGTGTGTTTATCCATGCCCATCTTGGGGTCACAGATATTGATGAAGTATTTTCTAAGCTACGATATATTATTGTAGGCTGTGAATGTAAGTGGGTGGTTGTAGACCATCTACATATGCTAGTCAATGTTATGGGTGAAGGCGATGAACGTAGAGGTATTGATGCACTGATGAATAGATTGCGTAGTCTTGTTGAAGAAACAGGGGTAGGTATGATACTTGTATCTCACTTACGTAGAGCATCAGGTGATAAAGGACATGAGCAAGGGATTGAAGTCTCTCTTTCACACCTCAAAGGTTCAGCAGGGATAGCACAACTATCTGATTGTGTGATTGCATTAGAACGTAATCAACAAGCAGAGAATCAAGACGAAGCTAACACTACAAGAGTACGTGTACTTAAATCAAGATACACAGGTGATACTGGATTAGCCTGTAGCTTACGTTACAACAATGAAACTGGTAGGCTCTTTGAGTTATCAGAGGAGGAAACATTTGACAACACAGAATTCTAAAATTATATTTGACATAGAGTGTGATGGTCTTAAACCAACAAAGCTACATTGTATTGTAGCCAAAGAAGTTGGTGGTGAGGTACATGAGTTTACACCTGACAAACTTGAAGAAGGTTTAGAGTTTCTTAGCAATGCCGGTACATTAATCGGACACAACATCTTACGATTTGATTTAGATGTTATTAAGAAACTAACTGGTGTAGATTTATATCACAAGAAGATTGAAGATACTCTTGTTATGTCTAGGTTGTTTAAACCTATCCGAGAAAACGGACACAGTTTAAAGACGTGGGGTTATCGTGTAAATTTTGCAAAGCAAGAACAACCCATAGACTTTGACGAATATACGCCACAGATGCTAGAGTATTGCGTCAACGATGTTAAACTTAATGAGTTAGTTTACTATGCATTACTTCAAGAACAAGTAGGTTTTAGTCAACAATCAATTGATCTTGAACACAGAGTTGCTCGGATAATGTCTGATCAAGAAAACAATGGGTTCAAGTTTGACGAACGACAGGCTACAACTTTACTGGCTGAACTTAAAACTAAGATGAATGAAATAGTCGAGGAAGTACAACAAACATTTAAACCTAGGATGGTTGATGTAAAATTAGTTGTACCTAAGTTTAAGAAAAATGGTGAGTTATCTAAGTCAGGATTGACAAAAGAAGAGTATGACACTTGTATGACACAAAAGAAATACAAGCCTTTTATGCGACAAGAACTTAAAGAGTTTAACTTGGGTAGTCGCAAACAGATTGGTGAGTATCTTGTTGAGGTAGGTTGGAAACCTAAACGTTTTACACCTACAGGTCAGCCTATTGTAGACGAGGGTACTCTTAAAAAGATTACTCACATACATGAAGCTAAACTAATCGCAGACTTCCTACTATATCAAAAGCGTATAGCTCAGATACAATCATGGTTGGATGCACTAGAAGATGATGGTAGAGTACATGGTTCAGTCATTCCTAACGGAACTATTACTGGTCGTATGTCTCATAACCATCCTAATGTGGCTCAAGTACCGGCTGTTTACAGTCCCTTCGGTAAAGAATGTAGAGCTTGTTGGACTGTAGAAGATGGGAATGTTTTAGTTGGAGTTGATGCTTCAGGACTAGAACTTAGAATGTTAGCACACTATATGAACGATGAGGAGTACATACATGAAGTGGTCAACGGAGACATACACACAACTAATCAAAAACTTGCAGGACTTGAATCACGAGATACAGCAAAGACTTTCATCTATGCCCTCGTATACGGAGCAGGAGATGAAAAGATTGGGAGTGTGGTTGGAGGATCAAGAAAGCAGGGTAAAGAACTTAAGCAACGCTTTCTCGATAATCTCCCCACATTTAAAACTCTTAAGGACAAAGTACAAGGAGCTGCAAAGCGAGGATACTTAATGGGTATAGATGGTCGTAAGATTTATATACGACACGAACATGCTGCATTAAACAGTTTACTACAAGGTGGTGGTGCCATTGTAATGAAGAAAGGCTTAGAAATACTTGAAGCAAGACTTAAGATAACTGGTGTACCACATAAGTTTGTAGCTAACATTCATGACGAATGGCAGATTGAAGTACCAGAATGTAATGCTAACAAAGTAGGACAACTTGCAGTGGATAGTTTAAAACAAGCAGGGGAACATTTTAATATGAGATGTCCTCTTGATGGTGAATATAAAATAGGAGGGGACTGGAGTGAAACACATTAATAAATTTTGCACATCTTGTAACACAAATAAATCTGTTGAAGATTGGCATAAAAACAAAACACAAACAGACGGGCTAGATGTTATATGTAAATCTTGTAGAAAAAATTACAATAGCAAAAGGAATCCTGAGTATAGTCCTATTCATAATTCACGTAGAATGTATGTTAATGGTAAGTACGTACCAAAAACACACCCACTTTATAAACCCGGACGTTATAAAACTTTTGAAGGAGCAGCTTTTTCATCTTTATCCAATTATGAAAAGTCAACTGGAGGTCATGTTTATCTTATAACAAATCCTGCATGGAAGGGTTGGGTTAAAGTTGGTATGGCTGTGGATTCTAACGATAGATGTAATCAATATCAAACATCTTCTCCTATGAGAGATTATAAATTGGAATATAAAAAACAATTTAACAATAGAAGAATTGCTGAATCACAAGCACATAAACTATGTAGTAAAAAAGCTTTACAACAAAACGGTGAATGGTTTAAAATAAATATAAAAGATGCTATCAAATTAATTGAAAGTATAACAGAGGAACAAAATGAAAGAGAAACAGCTTGACAACTTGGTAACGGACAACTATAATAAGTTTAAGTCTGAATCAGGACACTGGTATACCCAAGAAGGTGAGCCTATGTATACTATCATAGGTGCTAATGGTAAAGAAAGAAATACTACACTCAGAGATGCTAAGTCTTTAGGTTTAGTTCCGTCCGTGACAACTATCATGGGTATTATAGCCAAGCCATCTTTAGAGACTTGGAAACAAAAACAATTACTTAATTCTTTCCTAACCTTAGAGCAAGGAGAGGACGAAACGATTGAGTCTTTTTATTACAGATGCCAAACAGATTCTAAACAAGTAGGTATCCAAGCTGCCCAGCAAGGTACAAAGATACATGGTATGATTGAGAAAGGGTTCTTAGGTAAAACTAAAACTAAACCCTACAAAGCAATCAAAAAATATTTAGATGAAACTTTTCCAAATGAAGAGTGGATAGCAGAAGATTCTTTCTGTGCTGATGCAGGTTATGGTGGGAAGATAGACTTGTATTCTAAGTCAGGAATATTTATAGACTTTAAAACAAAAGATAATTTAAAAGGTAAAGACCCAGCTAAGTTGGTGTTTGATGAACATGGAATGCAGTTATCAGCATATGCTCAAGGATGTGGCTTTGATGATGTTGAAAGAGTATCTATATTTGTAGACAGAAAAGATACAGGTCTTATACTTCCGTTTGTTTGGGACAGAGAATCACAAAGCAAACACTTAGGAATGTTTAATGCTATGCTAACTTACTGGAAGTTAGTCAAGAACTATGACTCATCTAGACTTGTATTATAATGGTAGGATTTAGAAAACCTCGTAAACCAAGACCTAAAAAAACAGGTGTACCTAAAGGCTACGATAGTTTATGGGAAGTTAAACTACATGAGACAGTTCTTAAAGATTGGGAACATCATTGGGAACTGTATGATTATATTGTTAAACATAAATATGAGCCAGACTTTGTTAAAGTAATTGATGGTAAAACTATTTTACTTGAAGCTAAAGGTAGGTTTTGGGACTACCCTGAGTATAGTAAGTACATACATATAAGAACAGCACTACCAAAGGATACTGAGTTAGTGTTTTTATTTCAAAAACCTTATGCCCCTATGCCGGGAGCTAAGATGAGAAAGGACAGAACAAAACGAACCCATGCTGAATGGGCTGAGAAAAACAATTTTAGGTGGTACAGTGAAGACACACTACCTATGGAATGGAGTAACTATGGATTATAAATTTAATGAACGCAGACATATAGTTGAACTAAAAGAATACATTGATGGTACGTATGGTGAGCACTATGCTTCTGATAAGTACCAAGCAACTGATGTAATTATTGACTCAGGTCATGGTGAAGGTTTTTGTATGGGTAATATTTTAAAGTATGCAAAAAGGTATGGAAATAAAGAAGGAAAGAACAGAAAAGACTTGCTTAAAATATTACACTATGCTATAATAATGCTTTACGTACACGACACAGAGAACACATAATGGTAGAAGACAAAATAGGTATAAAAGAATACCTTGGTATAAAAATTAATTACAGTAATGAAAAACTATTAGATAAGTTTAGTCTTGATACCATCAAAGATAGATACTTATGGGAGAACGAAACACATGCACAAGAAGCCTTCGCAAGAGCATCAGTCTTCGCAGCTACATACAAAGGTAACACAGACTTTGAATTGGCTCAAAGGCTTTATCACTACAGTTCCAATTGCTGGTTCATGTTTAGCACTCCTATACTTAGTAACGGGGGAACAAGTCGTGGGCTTCCTATTAGCTGTTTCCTTAATTATGTACCTGATAGCAGGACTGGTTTATCAGATCACTATGATGAAAATATATGGTTGGCATCTTCGGGTGGAGGTATTGGTGGATATTGGGGTGACATTAGGAGTAACGGTATATCTACTACTCACGGGAGTCGTTCTACTGGTTCAATTCCTTTCATCCATGTAGTTGATTCACAGATGTTAGCCTTCAACCAAGGCACTACAAGACGTGGTTCTTATGCTGCATACATGGACATATCTCATCCAGAGATTGAAGAGTTCATCAACATGCGTAAAGAATCTGGTGGCGATATCAATCGTAAGAATCTTAATCTTCATAATGGTATCAACATCACCAATGAGTTTTTAAAAGCTGTTGAAGAAGACGCAGACTTTAGATTGATTGACCCTAAGACTAATGAACCTACTAAGATTGTTAATGCTAGAGACTTATGGTGGCAGATCATAAACGCTAGAGCAGAGACTGGTGAGCCTTACATGGTCAACATAGATACATGTAACGAAGCATTACCTAAAGAACAAAAAGATTTAGGATTAGAAATCAGACAGAGCAATCTTTGTTCTGAGATTACTTTACCAACTAACGAAGAACGAACAGCAGTGTGTTGTTTGTCTTCTGTTAATTTAGAATACTTTGATGATTGGAGTGAAAACCCCATGTTCATTGAAGATTTAATTACCATGCTTGACAATGTTCTTCAACATTATATTGATAACGCTGTTGACACAGATAACTTAGGAGAATACAATGC